GATTCTTCGTATATTTTGGTTGGTTCATCACCCACGCGATTTTCAATCTCCAATTTATCCAACGGAACCACATATACGATTTACATGAAAGCCTATAATGCCGCCGGAAATACACTCGTTGCGTCAAACACAGTAGCGATCCCAAGAACGGTTCCTGGCGCTCCTCGGATAATGTCAACTACATTCGGAGATACGATAATTGATATTTCATTTATTGAACCTGTAAGCAATGGTGGAAACGCAATTACAAACTATTGGTATTCATTTTATCCTGATTCATCCTATAGCCTAATTGGTACAATCCCAACTATATATAGAGTATCCGGTTTAAGAAACGGAACATCTTATACCATTTATTTGAAAGCATCCAACGATGCCGGAAATACGTTCGTAGCATCAAACACCACTGCAATTCCAAAAACGTTTCCTGGAGCACCAGTAATAAACGCGTTGACAGCAGGAGACCAAATAGTAGATATTTCGTTTAGTGCCCCTCTCGATGACGGCGGAAACACAATCACAGACTACGCATATTCGTTTTATTCGGATTCTTCCTATGTTTCGATGGGACCGACTCCTCGTACATATACAGTTACTGGATTAACCAACGGCGCAACCTATACGTTTTATTTGAGAGCAACCAATTCAGTTGGAAATACAATTATTCCGTCAAATGCTACTATATCACCATTGTCTATTCCAGGGGCTCCGGTTATAAGGGCAACTACTCCCGGAAATACCACCATTGATATTTCTTTCGCGGCACCCATCAATATTGGCGGAAGTGTCATTACGGATTACAAGTATTCGTTTTATTCAGATTCATCGTATGTGTCAGTTGGGGCATCTCCCACGGTGATTTCGTTATCCAACTTAAACAATGGAACACCCTATACCATTTATTTGAAAGCGACCAACGCTGCCGGAGATACAGCCATCGCGTCAAGTACCACGGCAACCCCAAGAACTTTCCCGGATGCGCCCATTATAAACACATTGATACCCAAGGATTCCGCCATTGATATTTCATTCAATGCTCCTACCGACAACGGTGGAAACGCCATCACGGATTACAAGTATTCGCTTTATCCGGATTCATCCTATAGTTCCATGGGGTCAACACCCACTACCTATACGGTTCCTGGATTAGACAATGGAAATACGTATACCATTTATTTGAAAGCGACCAATGCTGCCGGAGATACATTAATTGCCTCCAACTCTACGGCTATTCCAAGAACCGTTCCTGGCGCACCAATCATCACCGACGTTATTCTCGGAAATACAACCGTTGATATTTCGTTCAATGCTCCTTCGTTTGATGGAGGAAACGCCATCACCGAGTACAAGTATTCGCTTTATCCTGTAGATTCTTCGTATATTTTGGTTGGTTCATCACCCACTCGATTTCAAATCCCTGGATTAACCAATGGAAACTCCTATACCATTTACATGAAAGCCTATAATGCCGCCGGAAACACAATCATTGCGTCAAATGTAGTAGCGATTCCAAGAACGGTACCAGATGCCCCCGATATTCGAGCGGTTACACTCAAAAATGCCGCGGTTGATATTTCTTTCGGAGCACCCGCTAACAACGGTGGAAACGCCATTACAAACTATTGGTATTCGCTTTATCCGGCGGATTCCTCGTATGTTTCAGTTGGGTCAACACCAAGAGTGTTTTCGGTTACCGATTTGTCCAACGGAATATCCTATACGATTTACATGAAAGCGACCAACGCGGCTGGAAACACTAATACTGCGTCATCCGTGACTGCAATTCCGCGAACGGTTCCGGATGCGCCCGTTATAAATACATTGATACCCAAGGCCTCCGCCATTGATATTTCCTTCAATGCTCCTGCGTTCAACGGCGGGAATGCCATCACCGATTACAAATATTCGCTTTATCCAGATACCTCGTATAATTCCATGGGGTCAACACCCACAACATACACAGTCTCACCATTATCCAACGGAACATCCTATACGATTTATTTGAAAGCGACCAACGCTGCTGGAGATACATTGATAGCGTCTAATTCTTCGGCAATTCCAAGAACAGTGCCAGGTGCTCCCATTATTCGAGCAGTCACCCTTAAAAATACGGCAATTGATATTTCGTTTGGAGCCCCTGCCGACGACGGCGGAAACGCTATAACAGATTATGCTTATTCATTTTTCCTAGATTCATCCTATAATTCAGTTGGGTCGACACCAAGAGTGTTTCCAATTACCGATTTGTCTAACGGAATATCCTATACGATTTACATGAAAGCATATAACGCGGCTGGAAACACTCTAATAGCATCCAACACTACGGCTATTCCAAGAACGGTTCCAGATGCTCCCATTATAAATACATTGACGCCCAAAAACGCCGCGATTGATATTACATTCAGTGCTCCTGCTTTCAACGGTGGAAATGCCATTACGGATTACAAGTATTCGCTTTATCCAGATACCTCGTATAATTCCATGGGGTCAACACCCACTACCTATACGGTTTCCAATTTATCCAATGGAAACACTTATACCATTTATTTGAAAGCGACCAACGCTGCCGGTGATACATTAATCGCCTCCAACGCTATAGCTGTTCCACGAACAGTTCCAAACGCACCAATCATAACGACCTTTATACCAGGAAATAGAACGATTGATATTTCGTTTAACGCTCCTTCCTTTGATGGAGGAAACGCCATTACCGATTATGCGTATTCGTTTTTCCCAGATACTTCATATAATTCGATTGGGCCACTTCCTATTCAATATCAAATTTCCAATTTAACCAATGGAACACCCTATACGATTTACTTGAAAGCCTATAATGCCGCCGGAAATACAACCATTGCGTCAAACGCAGTCGCGATTCCAAGAACCGTCCCCGATGCTCCCATTATAAATAGATTGGTACCCAAAAACGGTGCCATTGATATTTCGTTTAGTGCTCCTGCTGTCAACGGTGGAAACGCAATCACCGATTACAAGTATTCGTTTTACCCAGATTCGTCCTATAATTCCATGGGCGCAAATCCCACTACGTATACGGTTACTGGTTTATCCAATGGAAACACTTATACCATTTATTTGAAAGCGACCAACGCAGCAGGAAATACATTCGTTGCCTCAAGCGCCATCGCTATTCCGAGAACCGTTCCGGGCGCACCAATCATCACCACGTTTATTCCCGGAAATAGAACCATTGATATTTCATTTAACGCTCCTTCCTTTGATGGAGGAAACGCAATCACCGATTATGCGTATTCGTTTTTCCCAGATACTTCGTATAATTCAATTGGTCCTGTCCCGATTCAATATCAAATCACGGATTTATCCAACGGGACACCCTATACGATTTATTTGAAAGCCTATAATGCGGCAGGAAACACAATCATTGCGTCAAACGCAGTTGCTATTCCTAGAACGGTTCCTGGTGCCCCCGAGATAAAGGCAGTTACTCTCAAAGATTCAGCGATTGATATTTCGTTCGGTGCCCCTCTCAATGACGGTGGAAATGCCATTACCGAATACAAGTATTCGTATTTCCAAGATTCGGCGTATATTTCCATGGGCTCAACCCCCACTACATACACAGTGTCACCATTGACCAATGGAATATCCTATACCATTTATTTGAAAGCCTATAATGCGGCCGGAAACACTATTACATCGTCATCTGTGACCGCAATTCCAAGAACGGTTCCTGGTGCTCCTATTATAAATACATTGGTACCCAAAAACGGGGCAATTGATATTTCGTTCAACGCACCGGCAAGCAATGGCGGAAATGCCATAACCGAATACAAGTATTCGCTTTACCCGGATTCGTCGTATAATTCGATGGGTCCGACGCCTACCACATATCCAGTACCTGGATTGACCAACGGAACACCCTATACGATATATCTGAAAGCCTATAATGCCGCCGGAAATACAGTGATCGCGTCAAGCGGAGTCGTGACTCCGAGAACGGTTCCTGGCGCTCCAGTGATAAACGCAGTTACTGTCGGAAATACGATCATTGATATTTCATTTGGAGCACCCATAAGCAACGGTGGAAACACAATTACAAACTATTGGTATTCGTTTTACCCGGATTCGTCGTATAATTTGATTGGGCCATCTCCAACAACATATACCGTGTCTAGATTAACGAACGGAACATCCTATACGATTTATTTGAAAGCATCCAACGCGGCTGGAAATACTGTCACAGCATCGAGTGTGACCGCTATTCCCAAAACGTTCCCTAGGGCTCCCATCATCACATCGTCTACTCCCGGAAACAGTTCTATTACGATTTCGTTTAGTGATCCATCCGACAACGGTGGAAACGCAATCACCGGATATAGTTATTCGTATTACCCGGATTCATCGTATAATTTCATTGGGCCATCTCCAACAACGTTTTCATTATCCGGATTAACCAATGGACAGTCTTATACGGTGTATTTGAAAGCGACCAACTCGGTCGGAAGTACGTTGGTTCCATCAAGCACAACGCTAACCCCTAGAACGGTTCCAACCGCACCAAGAATTGATACCATTGTACCAATCGATTCTGCTCTTCAAGTATCTATATTACCTCCCTCAAATAATGGCGGAAGTTCCATTACTGGATATTATTATACAGTGGACGGCGGGTCACCGGTGTTTGGCTCAACCGCAATCAATACCGTGTTTAACATTCCGAATTTAATAAATGGAACTTCATATGCGATTGCTGTATTGGCCGAAAACGCGGCAGGATTATCGGTTGCTTCGGCCAGTGTATCGAGTGTTCCATATACAGTGCCAGGTAGTCCATTAGTAAACAATATAGTGTATGCTCCAAACACCATCACACTGACGGTGAATGAGCCTTCCACTGGTGGAAGCGCGATTACTGGATATTATTACGAAATTGGGAATAGTGGTATTCTACCTCTAGGAAGTGTTGCCGGTATATCGTATACAATCGCTGGGTTGACAAATAGTCGCAATACTACGGTGTATATTTATGCCCAAAACGCGGCAGGTTATTCAGTACCCTTTATCATCCTATCTCAGAATGTGTCCGACGAACCAGAGAATGTTCCCAATATTATTCGGTTTCGTAGTGCGTTTTCTAACAACTTGGCATATTATAAACCGGGTTCATTATCGACAAGTGGAGGTGGTTCAGGCGTAACAAACGCCCGAGCAATAAAATTACGAACATAAACTCATGTGAACAAGTCATAATGATACTATAAATCGTTTTATTTTCTATATAGGAATTTCATATATAGAAATCTATCCTATCGCGCTTCAACGCCATTGTCCAACATGAGTATACGCCAAATATCGGAGATAATAAAATAGTACGATGGATAAATACAGCGCAAACATATTCGACGATGAATACAGTAATAATTTCCCTATATTCTTATAGTGAATCTGAATACGATTCTCGGTGTCGTCTGACATGGATGTTTTTTTACGAGCATAAGACACTACATTGTGAAGAAATCCGGACGCGAAGCGGGAGGAGTTTGAAGAAACTCTGGAGAACGTAGTTCGAAAGAGTTTGATATTGTAGACTTTATGTAAAACTACTACGTTGGTAGCAAACAGTAAAGGTATAATGATAAACGTTTCGGAATAAAAAGGCAATTCCCACATCAATCCAAAAAAGAATCCCATGAATGATTTGGGGTCCGTTCCGATTTGTTCCGTATATCGCGCAATATAATAATACGTTTTGTAAAAATGGGATATAAAGCCGACGTATTCCGGTGAATAGGCGCAATTTTCACAAACAATATAGTGTAGTTTCATTAATATGCGAGGTGTTTCTTGTTGTCCGGTTTTAATCACTTGATGGAATGTTTTATCAAAATCGAAAATCATATAATCTCCGCGATTGATTTTGTGTGTGAGATTAAAATGGATAAAGTTGGTGATAGTATCATTGTTATTGTTGGTTAATCCAATGATGACACGATAAAGCGAAATGCCTTGAAAGTTATATAGGATACAATCGCGATGGGGTATGAGGTTTGCAGCAGCACCATACAATCGGTCGTTTTGGAAATTTGGTTTCGGGTTAGAATAGTATAATTCATTCATTTCGGGCACATACTGACGAATACAGCGACTCGTATGATTACACATTGTATTCCAAAACGCGCTGTATTGGATTTTATCAAACTGTGATTTCATAGAACGAGATAAATCGGTGTAATACGTATGGTAAGTAGTCGTTGATTTATCGGGAATCATAGTATCGTATTTTGCGGAAATATCATCTAAAATAGGATGTAAATTCTCTGGCAATTTACCGATTCCGACATTTCCTTCTATAGCGTCTTTATGTGTAAATACGCTGGTCATTATACAATTACCTTCATATTTTTTAAATCACATTTCTATTTATAACTTTTACAATTGTGATTTTTGTAATTTTACAATAAATGTTCACGTGTACAAAAATACGCAAAGTTGAGTCGGGACTGTGCGTCCATAGTTCTTTACAAAAAAATATACATTGATTATATACCCACTCTCTGGAGTTATTTCCATTTATACCCGATGAAATATCAAAAATGTAAAAATGGAACACGTAAAAACAAAAACGAAGATTGTGTTGATAAAACAGGAAATATTGTTGTTCGACGGGAAGACCGTATCGAAATGCCTGATTCGTTGCCTAAACCAGAATCGAATGTTGCTATGGGTCCAGCCGAAAACGTAAGTCCAGTGGTAAACGTAAGTCCAGTGGTAAACGTAAGCCCTATTATCGACAAAAAAACACGAAAACGTCGGCCAAAGGCTGTGCCTGAGCCAATGCTAGAGCCAAAAGCAGTTGTGCCAGAACCACTACAACCAGAATCTGAACCAGTACAACCAGAACCCATACAACAAGAATCCGACGTTTTGCGAAGTATTCTGGAGACGAAGTCGAAGGAATACGAGGAAACTCCAGAGAACGTAGTTCGTCGGAGTTTGACAAATGTTCCGAAAGTGGCTGAAATGGTAGAACCGCTGAATAAAAAAACAAAGAAACTCGGTATGAATGCGTTTTTAGCCGAAAAAGAACGATTAGAATACTCTCGACAATCAGACACTACCACGTCTAACGTCAATGATTTCCTATATCCTACTTTGGACGACCCACTATTCAACGTCAAACTCGCCCAAAAAAAGGAATTCCAAGAAACCAAATTCGACGGCACAATATACGATATAGCAAAACAATCCGACGCTCTATGTCAGTCTAAATTCGAATTAATGCCTCATCAATTGTTTGTGAAAAACTTTTTATCCATCCAAACACCATACAATAGTTTGTTGCTATATCACGGTCTAGGAACGGGCAAAACGTGTAGCGCAATCGGGGTTGCCGAAGAAATGCGCCGATATATGGCACAAGTCGGAATCCGCGATAAAATCATCGTAGTTGCGTCCCCCAACGTTCAAGGCAACTTCAAGTCGCAATTGTTCGACGAATCCAAATTGATACAAATACCCAACGTATCGAATCCGGAAGAATATACGTGGAACATTGAGACGTGTGTGGGCGATTCGTTATTGCGCGAGATTGACCCGAATAGTGTGCGCAATATTCCCCGTGAAAAAATCGTGTCCAACATAAACGCCATCATTTCGACATGGTATGAGTTTATGGGATATGGCCAATTAGCCAACTATATTTCAAACAGCACGAAAGTAGGCGAAGAAACCGGTTTTTCGGCGGACGAACGTCGTGCGATGGAATTAAAGAAAATCCGCGCGGTGTTTAATCATAAATGTATCATTATTGACGAAGTTCACAATATCAGTCAAACCGAAGACAACAAACACAAAACAACGGGGGCATTATTGATGCAGGTCGCGAAATACGCCATCAATATGCGTCTATTGTTGTTGTCCGCGACTCCAATGTTTGATTCCTATAAAGAAATCATTTGGCTGACCAATTTAATGAATGCCAACGACAAACGCTCCCTCATCGATGCCGGTGATGTATTCGACGCTTCGGGCAATTTCCGTGAATCAGAACCGCAAGAAACGGAGCCAAAAGAAAAGGGACATAAGGAATCGGGAAGAGAATTGCTCATCCGAAAACTAACGGGATATGTCTCGTATGTGCGTGGTGAAAATCCATATACGTTTCCGTTTCGGGTATATCCGGATGTGTTTGCCAAAGACCATACATTTGCTTCGGGAATACCATATCCGGAAATTCAGGTCAATGAGAAACCGGTGCCACGACCACTCTCCCATATCAAAGTATATTTGAATACAGTAAAATCCGAGAGTTATCAGATGTTGGCGTATAAGTTTATTGTTCAGAATATCAAACAAACGGCGAAAAACGCATACGGCGAAATGCGCGAATTGAATAATTTCGATATGTTACAGAAACCCATTGAATGTTTAAATATGGTGTATCCTCACGCGGAATTCGAAAAGGCGATTCAACCACAAACACCAGAAATGGCGACACAAGGTCTACTAACCGTCGCGATTGGAGAAAACGGACTCAATCATATCATGACGTACCAGGACAAAGGTGTAAAGAATCAATTCGAGTATAAATCGGGAGTCGTGGAAAAATACGGTAGAGTGTTTTCTCCTGAAATACTCCCGAAATATTCCCAAAAGATTGCCAATATCTGTCGGAAAATTCAAGAGTCGGAGGGAATTGTATTGATTTATTCGCAGTATATTGACGGAGGCGTGGTGCCGATTGCCCTTGCGTTGGAGGAAATGGGGTTCGCGAAACACCAAAACCGTTCGCTCTTTAAAAAACCGCCATGTGAACCACTCGACGCTACTACGATGCTTCCAAAATCGAGAGTACCGGATGCCGATTTCCGCCAAGCGTCGTATATTATGATTACGGGCGACAAACTGTATTCACCCAACAATACCGCCGAAATTGCGTATGCCAAACAAAAAGAAAACAAAGACGGGTCGAAAATCAAAGTCATTATTATTTCGAAAGCGGGGTCGGAAGGGTTGGATTTCAAGTATATTCGCCAAATCCATATCGTGGAACCGTGGTTTAATATGAATCGTATTGAACAAATTATCGGGAGAGGTGTACGTAATTTGAGTCATTGTGGACTCCCGTTTGAACAACGCAATGTCCAGATATATTTACACGGAACACTCTTGGAAGGTGAGAAAGAAGAGGCGGTGGATTTGTATGTCTATCGTATTGCCGAGAAAAAAGCACTCCAAATAGGGAAAGTTTCGAGAGTATTGAAAACCATTGCTACGGATTGTATTTTAAACGTGGGACAAACCAATATGACGGCGGAAAAACTAATGTCGATTGTCGCCAACCAAAAGGTCGAAATCCGACTCTCGACAAAAGAGACAATACCTTTCCGCGTAGGCGACCAACCCTTCACCGATATTTGCGATTATATGGATACGTGTGATTATGTATGTTCTCCCACGAAAGAAATTGCCGAACAGGATATTGTATCTACAACGTATTCCGAGAATTTCGCCAAATCGAATATATATGCCGTATCGAAACGTATTCGCGATTTATTTCGAGAGTCGCACATATACAAACGCGACCAACTCTTAAACGCAATCCAAATCCGCAAACCGTATCCGATTGAACATATTTATTATACACTCTCGATGTTTATACAAAACAAACAGGATTACTTGATGGATAAATATGGTCGTGTTGGATTTCTGGAGAATCGTGGAGAGTATTATGTGTTTCAACCGATTGAAATTAGCGATGAAAAATCGTCGATATTCGAGAGAAGTGTTCCCGTGAAATACAAACGCGACCATTTGACTCTCGAATTACCTCAACGAGGACAGTTTCCACAAGAAGAATCGTCCAATGTAGATATGACAGTAGATGCCCCGATTGTTCCAACTACAACGATGAAGGACGGAACGATAAATAAAACAACGATGAAAGAAACCGCCGACATGAACGCCTCGGCCATTATACAACGTATAATCGACCAATTTCGAATTACGGAAGAACCGAGAGAAACCAAAGGGTTGGACAAGAACTGGTATAAAAACGCGAGCAATGTGTTGGAAATACTTCGTTCGGAATACGGTATTTCTCAGGAAATACTCTCGAAATATATCGTGTATCATAGTTTGGATGAAATGTCATTTCAAGAGAAACGAATACTAGTCAATCATTTTTATGGAAAATCGAGAGTATCTTCTAAAAACGAACACGAAACACGAATAATGGAATATTTCGACGAAAAAATCATGAAAACCGATTCGAAAAACCGAATGGGTATATTGTTGGCGAACAAGGACGAGGTGATATTGTTGATTCGGTCGTTGGACGATACCGAGCCGGAATGGGTCGTATCGGAAGAAGACGATATAAAGTATTTTAAAGATGACTTGGCGAAACATACCGTTGCCAAATCGCGACTCAATCGTATTATTGGGTATATTGTTAATTTCAAGGACAAAGAGATGGTGTTTAAATTCAAAGACATCACGCTGACACGGAACAAATTGGGTGCTCGATGCGATAGTGCCGGGAAAGCAGATATTCTCAAGATGTTGAACGCGGTGATTGCCTCTACATCGTTGAAAATGGAGTTAAACGCAGAGGAACCCAAAGAAATATATACACAAGAAAATACTGCCACATTATATCAACCGAGATTGTGTGTTATATTGGAGATGTTGTTGCGTGAATATACGAGAGTCGGTAAAAACAAACGCGTCTATTTTTTAACACCGGAACAAACCATTTTGGGCGAAATCACTCGATACACTACGGCAAACGCTTAAACCGAAAAAATCCTAAACCGAAAAACCTACCCCACGCGTAGCCAGACCCAATAAAATTGATTTGCTTTTTATTTTGGTGTATATATGACAACAACACAACAACACAACCATATACGCAAACTCTAAACTCACGACAATGAATCCAGTCTTCAAAGACGCTTATTACCCCCTGGCTTTCAGTCAAGCCGAAACAAACAGGATTATTAACAATCGCAACAATTTTGCCGATACTCACAGAATACTCAAGCACAAGTCGTTTAGTCAGGCTTCGAGAGATATTCGCAAACTCGTTCACGATCAGAGATCAAAAAACACCCGGGTGTATGATCACATAGAAATCTATAAGACGGTAAGCGGTGACACCATTTTGGTTGTATCGCCCTACGGCAAAATGTCGCCGGAGGAATTAGCGAACGATCGTTTGTTTGGCACACAGTTCATCGAAACAGATGACTTGTATGGCAACGGAACGACCACCTACTACAAGATAATCCAATACCGCCGTTAACCTAAGAAAGAAATCATGAAATGGACTGCCTAGACATATAACCGAAAAAATATAACCAAAAACAAAATAAAAAAGGAGGGGGAACCCTCATTTTTTATTTCAACAAGCGTATAATGATACGTCGGACAACACACATAAAATGAAGTAAATATATCTAAAATTTATCATATTCTTCCTGTCGAGATAAAAATACATTCATTATTTCATCACTATTTTGTATTTCTTCGATTGAATCACATAATTCGTTTTGCCAATCGTAGGTATCATAAAACACATCTTCTTGTAAAAGACGAATCACTGAATATCCATTCTCATTTGCGCATTTTTCTTTGTATTTATCGTTTTCAAATTGTTCTTCTGGAGATGACCAATTTGCTATTTGTTGGAAATGTTGTGGTCCATCCACTTCAATAATGATTTTATGTTCTGGAATACAAAAGTCGAATGGAAGACATAATAGTTTTTTACACCATTCTTGTTTGTATTGGGTTATAAGTGTAGGATATAACGGCAGTAGGTTTTCGTATACCTTTCCTTCGGTTTTATTTACACACCTAGGACAACCTGATTTTGATCTGGTATGATCTTCTGGGGATTGTAAGAATTCTCCGTGTTTTTTACAAATAATAATTATTTTTTCACGCGTGTTTTTATAATCCACTTTAGAATAATCATATTTATCACCGTGAACGTCTTTTGCTTCTTGAATAAATTGTTCTAATGTTTTTCGACTTTTGTCAGCAGATAAAATCAATCCACACTGATAACAACCATTATGATTTAAATGTTCTGCTGGTTTTTGTAAAAACTCACCGTGTATTTTACAAATAATAATTACAGGTTTTTTACTTTCTTTATAATCGACTTTGGAATATTCGTATTTGTCTCCGTGAATCGTTCGTGATTTTTGTATAAATTCTTCTGTGTTTGATGATAATTTCATAGATACTGTTTTTTTACCACATTTATAACATCCTTGCCGTAATAAATGGCAATTCGGTTTCATTTCAAACTCGCCGTGTTCTGCACAACCAAGAATCACTTTTGTATGTGCCCCTTTATATTCTACTTTGGAATAGTCGTATTTGTCTCCGTGTAATTTTCTAGCATCAGTTATGAATTCTTCGCGCGTCTTTAACATATTGTTTGCGCATTTATAGCAACCTTGTCCACTTAAATGGCTACTTGGAACTTGTTCTATTTCGCCGTGGGTTTCACAAATTATAATGATTTTGGTGGAAGAATTTTTATATTCAACTTTGGAATAATCATATTTGTCTCCGTGAATTTGTCTTGCTTGTTTTATGAATTGTTCGTTTGTTTTATAAAATCCCCTACATTTGGGACAATTGTAACCATTTAAATGACAATTTGGTTTTTGTTCATAATCCCCACATTTTGAACAACCAATAATTATCTTTGTAAATGCATTTTTATAATCGACTTTCGAATAATCGTATTTATCTCCGTGAACTAATTTTGCGCGTTTAATGAATTCTGATGTATCGAGTCTTACTCCTCCAGCGCATGTTGGACAATTTACACCATTTAAATGATTATTTGGACACTGTAAAAATTCGCCGTGTTCTTTACAAATAATAATTACTTTGGCAGACGATGTTTTATAATCGACTTTGGAATAGTCATATTTATTTCCGTGTGTTTGTATTGCGTCTAGTATGAATTGTTCGGTTGTTTTTCTGTTGGGCATTTTACTACATAATACTATCATTCATATTTTATATTGATTCATGATTACTATAAAATACATACCTACACACACGAAGGCGATAACACAAATATACCATAGTATACATAGATGTTTGTGGTTGGCACCGTAAATATTCTCGAATTTTGTGAAAATGATTTATAGACATATACCAAATGTATATATCTATACACCTATAATGTCGAGAATTGTAGAACAATCTCAACACGAAGGAATTCGCCAATTATTTGAACGAGTCGACCGAATGGAAATGATGTTGAAATCACTTGAACATGCGGAGATTTGTTTTGATGGTACGACATATATTCATAGTTATCCAATCGGAACAAAGGTATTGCCCGTTATAAACGGAGTTCAAATGTCCGAAAAATCGTGGAATAAGATAAAACATTTCTATCAACTAGAAGAACTTACCTTAAACAATTGTCAACAACGTCGTTTAACCGATAAACCGATTCCTGAAATGGTCTCTAGTTCTAGTGTAAAAAAACTAACATTAATCGCTTGTCCTTCATTCTCCGACCCTATATTTATAAAAAATTTCCCGAATCTACGAGAATTGTATATAAACGGAATGCCCGCACTAAACTCACAATTTGTGTTAATACTTCGTTCGATTAACCATAAATTAACGAAACTTACATTTGAGAACTGTCATGGGTTAAACAAAACAGAAATTCAAGAGTATTGTACACAAAATGGAATTCAATTAAAAATACTGTGAAGTATTCCGGAGACGACGAAACGCAACTGCCTTTGGAGTTTGTAGTAAATTACACAAACTTTTGATTCGGACCATTATGGCATTTGTAGACAATCATTTTTCCGTTTTTATATTTACCACCTTCTACATCCATGCATTTTCTGGTTCCGACGTTTCTATATCGGCCTCGTTTGTCTAATACCCATTTTTGCTTTTTGGATTTGGAGCATTTTTTCTGAACAATTTTTCGAGAAGACGACGACAAACATTTTCCAGAAACGACGGATTTAATGCGTTTTGTTCGGCGATTATATCTAAACTGTTGATTCGGTCCTCCGTGGCATTTGTACGTTATAAGTTGAGTATTACTGCTACATGTTCCACTGGGAACATCTAGACAATATGATTTGTCGTTTATTGGACGAAACATCATTTTATTCATATATTTATTGGTAAGAAATTATTTCAAGATTTACGGAGTCCTGATTGCATAGTACAATGTATCCTTTTGTTTATCGTAAATACTCTCGAATTTTGTAAAAATCATTAGACATTGGATACAATAAACAGAAACGTCAACGTCGCCAACACGTGTGTGATGGTATGTATATTCGTAGAAAGAGTCCGAAGATAGTATGACATATATGTGGTATATGGATTATAGCAAAAGATATCGTCGTGTAATTGAGGATGTTCTTCCAGTTCGGGTGGGTCGCAGAGATACGCAAGTTTACTGACGAAAAACACAACAATACAAAATATCAAAACACCGAGAGTCAGTTTTTTTCGTAGTTGTTGAATCCGAATAACATAATATATATAGACTACAACCAATATACACATCATAATCCGGTCAGCGAGTTTCGCCCAATAATTCGAAATGCCGTGGTTAATGATCGATGTAGCAATACCAGTATACGTAAAAACATATAATAACCATAAATCGGCTTGATAAAAACCGAGAGAAAATAGAATCATTACAATTCCATTCGCCAATGACGAATACAAAAGTTGCGTATTCATGGATTCATGTGAGCAGTATATATTATACGTACGGATTGTTTGTGAAGTATTCCGCTTGCGTAGTGGAATGCGAAGTCGAAGGAATACGAGCGATTTACGGAGTCCGTTGGACGCAGTAAATTGTACGTATCATATGTTTAGTGTGTTAAAAATATGTATGATAGATTCACACAATATGTATGAATTTGACCTGGTTATGTGGCTATACTACGTGAATATGTAGTCGGGAACACAACGGGTTTATAAATGAGGGATTTTTTAAATACAGTATTACACGCGTTACATTTACATTCAGTATCGTTTATGAGAAAAAATCGGCCTGCCATATTCGGGGTGTTGCCGATGGCTTGACATATAGGACAATCATAGTTGCTTTTTGTGCCGTAAGAAAAAGACGAACCCATTTGGATAGGTATCCTTACTATCACGTGTTTATATTTGTTTATAAATTATAAAGTCGTTCGCGGGACTAAAGGCGTTCATACGCCATGTTTATAGATATATTTATTTACGTGCTTTTCTACTTTTGCGTCCTTTTTTACCACCATGGCCGATATATTCAATATCCTTTTCACCGTTTTCATCTAGTACTACTTTATATTTTTCCGCTACTCCTTCTTGATTACCCGGGTCTCGTACAATTATATCGCCCTCATTTACATCATCTACCTCCAACATATCACGAACATTGATTCCGTCTGGAGAAGTATGTGTTTTATGAGTATGTGGAGCAGGCGTTTTATACGCACGGTTTGTAGGCGTACGTGCTGTAGGTGTTCTATGAGTACGCGTACGTGCGGTAGGTGTACGTGCTGTAGGTGTTCTATGACGAGTACGTTTTATAGGTGTTCTATGAATACTTTTTGTAGGTGTTTGACGACTACGTTTTGCCATATATTATTTAACCATATATTTTTCAGTAAACCGTGATTTTGAAATACAAAGAACATCTAAATATATGATTTTCGAGAGTATTTTACAAACATGGATAAAAAATTGATTTCTTCATACTCTCGAAATTCGTATGTATCGGATCTTTTTATTAGTATATTTATAAAATGTCGCATATCCGAAAACGAATCCAAACGGCGAAATTGTACGAAGACGAAATGGATTTCGAACTCGAATACGCGAAACAAGAACGTATTGTCGAAGAACGAGTCCGTATAGCGAATATAAAATCGAGAGTCCATGAATTAGCGTGTAGTCCGAAATGGGCAACAGACCATTCTATGTTATCGACATCATCAATACCGACGATGACGATGCAAAATTGAAACAAAATACAAAAGCCGAAACAGATATAAAATATATATCGTACTATATTATTAAACCAGAAACCCGAAAGAACTCAAAATGAGCACACTTGCCGAATTTACTAGACAATCGAATACTATCCAACAGCCAAAACCCGCTCAACAATCTGCGCCAACCTATGGCGTATATGTTCGTTCGCTATTGACGATGAAAGTGTCATTGAAAATCACCGAAATTGGTAGACAAGTGAAGCAAAATTTAGAACGCAAAATTGTGAAACAAACCGAAGGCAAGTGTATTCCACAGGGGTTTATTCGTCCGAATTCGGTGCGTATTGTCAGTTATTCGAGTGGAAATGTGAGCGGAGATAGTGTGGAATTTGCTACAGTATATGAATGTTTGGTTTGTCATCCGGTGGAAAATATGATTGTGGACTGTACTACTAAAACCATTACTAAAGCGGGTATTCACGCGGAAGTGATCACTGATGAAAACGTGATTCCATTGACGATTTTCGTGGCGAGAGACCATAACTATACCAACCGCGATTTCGACCGTATCAAAGAAAACATGAACATCAAGGTGCGTATTTTAGGAATTCGATATGAATTGAATGACCCCTATATTTGTGCCATCGGAATGTTGGTGAATCCCAACGCGGAAAAACGCCGACATCAACCGACAACGACCAATCGCGTGTTGGTTTCGGAAGAGGACGCGGATGCCGGGGATATCATCGAAAACCCTACGGATTCCGACGACGAGGCATAGAGACAAGATAAAGTCTCCAGAAAATCAAAACCCCCAAAAATATAAAAAATATAAAAATAACAACGAAATGTAAAACAAATAGAATGGTGTTTCTATTTGTTTTTTTATTATAAAAAATTGATTTGTTTCTTATTCAGTAGATAGAAATGTATATAGTATAGAAATGGATTCTCGCATAGTCTATACATCTGCAGTTGTAATACAAAAATGGTGGAAACAACATACTTCAACAAGAGCCCTAAAAACAATACTCAATTACTTATTGAGTGTACTAACGAAAGATGATTTACAAGAATTATCGAATAAATGTGCGTCCATTACTAACAAATGTAAAGGAGATGGGGCTGGATTAACTGGAGGAACACTAATTGATATGTTTCTATGTGCGTTTTTAAAAGATAAAATACCACAATATACCGAAAATCATACAGGTGAATGTGATATGAATATTTGTGATATTCCATTGTCTTTAAAAAAAATTAATGGTAAATCTACGATTGCGCTAGACTGGTCTAAGAATGATAAAGTCGGAAAAAGAGAATATTTTAGTTGTGGTATTATGATAATAAACCTAAAATCAGATAAATGGTGGAGAAAAAATCCAACTGAAATAGTGTCTAAAATAAAAATAACATATAATGATACAATCCCATCGGGCATATATATAATTGATAAACAGTTTTGTAAATATTATATTCATTTTACCACAAATAATAAAACAAATACACTTATCGAGAGTCAATATTTATATATAATGTTGAAACGTAGTATCTCATTGAAATATTGGATTGAATTACCAATACCGGATAACACGGTCGAGTTTAACATACTCAATGCGTTTTCATAATAAAGGTTCATTCAATATCAAGAATCTAGCACTTTGTTCAATCATTTTCACATTTACGGAATTTCCGACTTGTTTATATATTTTTTTTTCGTTAAAGGTGAATGTATCTGGAAACGATTGTAATCGTAATAACTCTCTGGCTGTTAATTTTCGACTCTCCGGCCCATATATGGGTATCATCGACATCGCCACTAATGTCGGTATATAATCACATCGTTTTACGCGAATACCTGAACCACGCGCTGTCCATAAAACGGTATCCATACCATCATTCTTCAATAAATCGCCGGCTTGCCATTCGAATTTTCGAACGGCACCAATCCAATTTGTATTAGCGCGTGATTCAATTAACCAGTCATGTAACGCCGTTTTATTGCGCTCGAAGAACTCTCGATTACTATCAATCCACGATTTGTATTTTATATAAAATACATCTTTCGTATCGAACGAATTATCCCACCAATCTGTCCAAATGGGGAATTTTGGCATATGTATTTCGTGTTGTATAATAATTTTTATAAATGCGTTCCAAACAGTCTCTACCTCTTTTAACTTGCCATTAATTTTGTATTTTTCGGTTTCCGATTTGTTGCAAATAAAATCCTTTATATGTTTTGTTAAATTCAGTTTTGGCGTTTTGGGAATAGATGGAATTGGAGGCAACTCGCCTGCGTTTTTTCGTTTACACATTATAATAACACGCTCCCGATTTTGTGGAATGTTAAAATGTAATGCGTTTAAAATGACGGGCACTTTGTATGTGTAATATCCCAGAGCGTCAATATTCTCGTAGATAACTTTCCACGTATTTCCTTCATCATGTGACGATAAGTTCCGGACATTTTCTAATAATAAATAGGTAGGATTATGTTTTTTTATAATATTACAAAGAATAAAGAATAAATTGCCTCTATCGTCATCGAATCCTTTTTGAAACCCCGCCTTGCTAAACGGTTGACAAGGAAACCCAGCACATAAAATATCAAATGGCGGTATGTCATTCACGTTTAATTTGGTAATATCACTGTGTGGTTTTATTCTATAATTTTCTTCATATGTTTTCCGACATTCTTCGTCAATATCACACGCAAATACACATTTACAATTCATATTTGTTAGTGCTTGATGAAATCCGCCAATTCCGCAAAACAAATCAATAAATCGTAAACCATTATATTGATTCGGCGATTCATTTATCACCATATTATCGGATATAGGTACAGATACTGGATGGATTGTATTTTCTGGAATTCGTTCGCGCAATAACGTAATCAATTCACTCTTGTTTTTGGACTTACATTTTGTAATTCCCACTTCGGCACACTTTATTAATAGTTCTTGCTTCGTCAATTTAGTAAAATCCATTTCGTTAAATATTATATTACAAGTTATATTATAATATTATTCTGGCGATTATTGTTTAATTCAATTTTATACCTTTTATTATACTCTATTTATACAATTTCAATATCATTGTTCAAAAAACACGCAAGTTTTTCACCGGCTTGGGCATAAAAGGTTGGGATTCTTGCTCCGTTGAAACAACTCGTATATTCCGGGTCGTATCGGAGTTTTCGTAATTTTTCACGAAGCGCGTTCACTTCTTCTTCGGTATCATTCCGGCCACTTTTGTCGCCCTTCTCTTCGATAATCATTGCGTCCACCAATAGTCCTTCGATTTCGTCAGCAGTAAGTCCTTCGGCGTTCGAGGTAGGAGTTCGGCGTCTAGGCGTTCGTGTATGGGTTGGTGTAGGAGTTCGCGAAAGAGTGTGCTGAGGACTGGGTGTGGGGGTTCGGCGATGTGTATTTTTATTGGTTTTGCGAATCGTTTTTGAAGGATGGGTTTTTCTCCCTCCGACCGAAGGATGGGTTTTTCTCCCTCCGACCGATTTATTTCGTTTGGAGTGTGAGCGGGCTGTTCTCTTCATCATACTATATACATACTAGATACATAATGATCATCTATCCAATTTACGGAGTCATCCGGACGTAGTAGTACATTTTGAAAAAAGCAACAAACAATACAAAAACAATATAAACATTTATATTATTGTATACTACTACATCCTCTGAATATGGACCTACTAAATACACACGATTTAGAATCGCTGAAACAGAAAATAGAAAAAATGAATAAAAAACATCACATTGAAATTTTAAAAATATTGAAACGGTTTCCAAATGTCAAA